CGTCGTCGAGGGCGTCCACGAGCCCTTGGTAGCTCCGGAGATGTTCGAGCAGGCCCGCCAAGCCGTGGCCGAGCGCCGGTGGGCGGGCGGCGAGGCAAGGCCCACGAAACGGTCGCTGCTGTCGGGCGTCATCTACTGCCGCCACTGCGGGCATCGGTTCCACCGCCGGTACGCCAACTCCACCAGCGGCGGCAAGAAGGTGCGATACTTCTACTACTCCGACGGCGGGTACAACCGGGGCGGCAAGGCCGTCTGCCCACAGACGAACATTCCGCTTGAGCCGCTGGACGCCTTCGTGGTGGACCGGGTGCGGGCCGTGCTGCTGGGCGACTACGAGACCGTCGAGGACGCCGTGGAGGGGTTTGTGGCCCAGGCGCTGGCCGGACGCGAGACCCAGGACGATGGCGGCGTCGAACGTGAACTGGACGCCGTCAATCGCCGCATCAAGGCCACGGTCGCCATGCTGGCCGACCCGGCATTCGACGGCCTGGACGAACTGAAAACCACGCTGGCCGACCTCAAGGCTCGGCGCGACGGCTTGCAGGCCCGCCTGGCGGCAGCGCCCGCGTCGAACGTACCGTTCAAGGAGTCGGACCTCCGGCGGTGGGCCACGGAGCGGTTCAGTCGCCTGGACAACATCGCCCTCGGCCGGTACGCCGATGTGGAGTCCCGCAACCTCATCCACTCCTGCATTGACCGCATCGACATCTTCCCCTTCGAGAAGCGCGGCAGCCTCTACCTGCCGCCCGACGCCCACTCCTGCTTCACCCGCGAAATCTCCAGACGCCTACCGCATGAGGATTACCGAGGGGCGCTCCGGATGAAGGGTGAGGCTTAAGCAGTGGTTGGCGGCAAATGCAGAATAGGCCGCCTGGTGGCGGGCCCAGGCGGCTCCCAAACCTTGCCATGCCGCGCGCCCACATCATTCGAGGCCCATTTCGGCTCCCGCCGACCGCGGGTGGGCTGTGGTTATCCCCGCAGTGGGGTGTTTCCCGGAAGAGTCAATATGGCCTTCAAAGGCCACCTCCTTCCGGCCGCATCAGCGCGGCGTGGTTCTATGGTAACGCAAACAGAGCAGAGAGGACATGGAAATGGCAACCTTCATTCATGATGGAAACAGCATCGACTACACGCCCGGCGCGGGCGTGACCGCCGGGGACGTGGTCGTCCAGGGCGACCTGATCGGGATCGCCAAGCTTGACATCGCCGCCGACACCCTCGGGGCCCTCGCCGTGACGGGCGTGTTCGACGTGCCCAAGACCGCCGGCGTCGGCGAGGCGATCACCGCCGGGGCGAAGGTCTACTGGGACGTCGCCGACGGCGTCGCCAAGACTGACGACGAGGCCGGGGCGAACAAATACCTCGGAAAGGTCGTCGCCGCGGCGACCGACAGCGACACCACCGTCCGCGTCCGCCTGGAGCAGTAGGTAAGTGGGTGATCTCCTTCGCGACGGCCTGACGTGGTTGGAGCAGCAGCGCTCGGCCCACATGACCAGCCCGGTGACGTACCGCCGGGCTGGTCGGGACGACGCCGCCGTCGGGGCCACCTTCGGCCGCACCGAGTTCGAGATCACCGACGACGAGGGCGGGGCGATCCGCACGCATGTGGTGGACTTCCTGATCCTCGCCGACGAGCTGTCGCTGGAGCCGGAGGCCGGCGACGTCATCGTGGCCGACGGCCAGCAATACGAGGTGATGGACCTCGGCGGCGACGGCTGCTGGCGCTGGTCCGACCCGTACCGTCAGACGTACCGCATCCACACCAAGGACATCGGATCCGACGTATGATCGAGCCGCCCCTCGAACGCCACCTCGAAGTGATACACGCCAAGCTCGATCGGTTGGATGAAGCGATCCGGGGCAACGGCAAACCCGGCATCATGATCCGCCTGGATCGTCTGGAGCAGGACGCCAAGCGCCAGGCGAAGCTGGTGTGGCTGATCGTCGGCGCGACGGTCGTGGCGGCCATCTCGAGCATCTTCCAGTGGATTGCGGGGTGACCTGTGGGACTGGCAATCGATATCGCTGACGCCGTCGCCGCTGAGATCAACGCCGCCGATCCGGGCACATTCAGTCAGGCGGTCGATGCCCAACGGCAGGTCCTGCCCGCCCGCGAGCTTGCGGACCTGGCAACGCTGAAGGTGACCATCGTGCCGAAGGCCGTCGAGATCAGCGGTTCCACGCGGAGCGTCAGCCAGTACGACGTCGCCATCGACATCGGCATCCAGAAGAAGCTGGGTAAGGATCTCGACGCCGAGGTCCCGCCTTTGACCACGCTGGTGGACGAGATCGCCGAGTATCTGCGGAAACGGCAACTGACGGCCGCGCCGTATGCCGCCTGGGTTCGCACGATGAACGAGCCTGTCTACGTGCCCGAGCACCTGGCCAGCCAGCGGGTGTTCACGAGCCTGCTGACGGTCACCTACCGGGCCATGAGGTAATCCAGTGAACAACACCATCATGCGAAAGATCAACGTGACGGCCGCCTATCAGCCGCTGGTCGCCGACCCTCTGGTGGCCACCGTCACGATCTCGTGCCCGTCGGACAATGCCGGTGCCGTGGTCTTCCGTGGAGACGACGGCTCGGACGTTCCGTGGCGCGCGGGTGAGTGGCACACGCTGCATCGCGTGGACCTGGCCAGCATCCAGATCAAGGGCACCGTCGGTGACACCGTCACCGTGGTCGGGGGGACCTGGTGATGGCACGGCGCACCCTCGAAGCAATCCGGGCCTATCTGTTCCCGCGTAACGATTACGCGATCGCCACCAAGATCGCCGACATGGACGACATCCCCTACATGCCGACCGAGAACCTGCCCAAGGGCTCCATCGTCGTGCTGGCCGATCGCGTGCTCGTGGCCAACCGGGACCTCGTCGTCGGCTATGAGGGCTCCCTGACGGCGACGGGCGTGTTCTGGTTCCCCAAGCTCACTGGGGCGGGAACGACGATCGCCCGCGACACGACCCTTTACTGGGCGGCGGCGGCTGGAAGCGTGACGCCGGACTCCAACGGCGGGGCTCGCCCGAAGATCGGCGTCGCCGTGACGGCGGCCGGGGACGACGACGACAGAATCCGCGTGATCCTGGGAGGCTGACATGCCCTATCGACCCATCGATACCACCTTCGGCGACGGCTCCGACGGGCACGCCTACTACATCATCGAGAGCGGGGCGATCCAGTACCTGGATCAGCCCATCTACCAGTTCGCCTCCCTGCGGATCGACGGTGGCGTCACGCTGCGCCAGCGCAAGTGGGCGGACTGCCTGTATCCGGTCCAGCGGATCTACTGCCGCACGCCGATCATTCTCGACGGCGTGCTGTCCGTCGCCGGCGCGACGGCGGGTGTCGTCGACGCCGGCATGATGCAACCGGGCGATGTCCAGGACAGCACCGGAGCGAGCAGCACCTACCCGCCGTTCTTCCACGGCTCGGGCCAGTCGATCTACCCGATCGCTGGCGGCGTGTCGGCGACGCGGATGGTCATCAAGACCCCGACCGCCTCGGATCCCCGCGTCCCGTTCTACGGCGAGAACAGCGATGACGGGACGGGCTACGACTACATCGGCGACCCCGCGACGCTCGCCAAACTGGTCGGCCCCGGCAGGCTCTATCGGTTCTGCGCCGGGATCGGGGGCGCGTCGGCCGCATCGGACGGCGGCAACGGCGGCGGGGTCATCGTCGTCACGGCCCCGGCGATCGTCTTCGGGGCCAATGGCGGCATCATGGCCGACGGCGAGGACGGCCATGATGATCCCGGCGAGGAGTGGGCCGGCGGCGGTGGCGGCGGCGGGTACGTCGAGACGAACACCCGCGCCGCGGTCGATCCGAGCAAGCTGAGCGCCTCCGGCGGCGCGGGCGGCGATGCCGGGGCCGGGTCCTGGGGCGGCGATGGCATGGACGGGCTGGTCGTTCGGCGGCTGATCTGAGGGTCCCAGGCATGATCGGATTCAAGCCCGGCGTGATGATGTTCAACACCAAGGCGATCCGCAACCACGTGGATCGGGCGACGCGCAAGGTCCTGAGCAGGTTCGGCGCGTTCGTCCGCCAGACGGCCAAGCGGTCGATCCGCAAACGCAAGAAGTCGTCGTCGCCCGGCTCGCCGCCGTCGAGCCACACAGGGCTGCTGAAGCGGTTCATCTGGTTCGGCTACGAGCCGAACAAGCGCAGCGTCGTGATCGGCCCGGCGCGGCTCAGCCAGAAGGGCCGCGGTGAAGCGCCGCACCTGCTGGAGTACGGCGGCGCGACGACGCTCAAGCGCGGAGACAAGCGTCGCCGCACGCGAATCCGGGCACGGCCCTTCATGGGGCCCGCCTTCGAGAAAGAACAGACAAAGCTCCCGGCCCTGTGGCGGGACAGTATCCACTGACACGGAGGTCAGACCATGCCGCAAACCTTCCTGCTTGGCATGAACGCCAAGATCTACCACGACGTCGCCGGCACTGCTTCGCCGGCCAACGAGATGGGCAACGTTCGGGACGTCTCGCTCACGCTCGAGGCGGGCGAGGCGGATATTACCACCCGCGCCAACCAGGGCTGGCGGGCGACCGCACCGACGCTCCGCGAGTGCACGGCCGAGTTCGAGATGCTCTGGCAGCCCGGCGACGCGGGGTTCGAGGCGGTCAAGACCGCCTTCCTGTCGGCCGGGACGATCGCCCTGGCCGTGCTGACCGGCGAGGTCGCCACCAGCGGGACCGAAGGGCCGATCGGGGACTTCTCGATCACCAACTTCAGCCGCAGTGAGCCGCTGGAGGAAGGCGTGACGGTGTCGGTGACCGCCAAGTTGGCCCGCTTCGAGCAGTGGCTGGAGGTGGCCTGATCAATGCTCTTTGAACTGGTGGGAGCAATGAGTGCAACGCCACCACAGCTTGAATGGAGCAGTCAGGAACAGGGCAATGGGAATGTCCACGAGTATTCGCAGCAGATTCCCACATGACTTGCTCAGCCGGACCGAATGCCCGCACTTCGGGCAGTGAGGTTTCTCGAACAATGGCATTGCTCTTCCTCCCGCTGCTTCAATTCTACAACACGGAATGGAGATGACAATAGGATGAAGACTTTCACTGACGCCGCGGGCCGTACCTGGTCGCTCACGCTGACCCTCGGCACCGCCATGGCGGTGAAGGAGTCGCTCGGCGTCGACTTGCTCCAGCCCGAGGCGGGCGACCCGCCGCTGCTGACGCGCTTGGGCACCGACGAGATGCTGCTCGGCGAGGTGCTCTGCGCCATGCTCGCCGGGCAGTTCGAGACGCACAAGGTCACCACCGAGGACGTGCAGAACGGCTTCGACGGCCAGACGCTGATGGCCGCCCAGAAGGCGTTTTATGAGGAGATGATCGGTTTTTTCCGCTCCCGCGGCCGCAACGATCGGGCCAAGGCGGTCGCCAAGCAGATGGCCATGATCGACGCGGCGGTGACCGCGATCGAGACACGGATCGACGGAATCGACATCGACGAGACGATCCGTGGGGCGATGTCTGGCGACTCGCCGGAAGCCTCGGGATCGACCCCCGCCCCCTGACGCTGCGGCAACTGCTGTGGATGGCCGAGGGGCTCGGCCGCGAGCGATGGGCCCATACGTCGGCCCTGATGGCCCTGCTCGCCAACGTCAACCGCGACCCCAAGAAGGGGCGGGCGTTCCGCCCGTCGGACTTCGACCCTTATGCACGCAATGACCGCCGGCGCGTCGTCGGCAAAGCAGATCTCGCCCTGTTGAAAGAGGCCCTCGAGGCCCGGAAAGGCTCATGACATGGATGTCACCCCCATCGTTGACGCACTGAGCAGCTTCTTCAATTCCTCCGTCGGCTTCGCCTTCGTCTGGGCGGCGGTGGTCGGGCTGTTCATGTTCCTGGCCAGCCGCTTCAACCCGTTCCATGAAAAGTGGAAGGCGTGGGAAGGGTCGATCATCACCGGCATCAAGCTCGCCGAGAAGGAGATCGACGACGACACCCCCAACGCCGGCCTGGCCAAACTCGACGCCGCCCTACGGTTCGTGCTCAAGGCGTACGCCGAAGCCCACAACGGCAAGCAGCCGCCCGCCAAGCTGATCGAGGAGATCAAGCAGGGCATCCAGGTCAAGCATTCCGACCTCGACCGCTTCG